CTTGTGCAGGTTCAGTCGTCCTTTGCGGGTGATCTCGATGGCCACCATCTTCGCCTTCGACTTGCCAGGCTCCGGTGGGTAGTACAGATTGATCTGCGCGGCGGTGACCATCCAGTTTTCCGACAACGGGCCGGGCAGCTTCTCTGCCAAGAGATCGGTGACGCAGCGGTGCTCGCTGGCCGCCATGGCCGTGCAATCGAGCTTCAACTGGTTGTCCGGGCTGAGCAGGTTGATCGATTTCACCTGCAGCACGTTGAAGCCGTCGACCTCCGCCTGCGGCACATCGAATCCCAAACGCAGTGCCGACAAATCGAGCGTCGGCGCCTTCAAGCGCTGCGCATCGAGGGTAGTGTGCAGCAGATGCTCGGCAAACGCCTTGAGCAGAATCTGGTGGTACTTGGCGCCACCTTTGACCAGCGAGCGGGTGACGCCGGTGCGCGTCGAGTACTCCAGCACCGAATGGATGTTGGGGTTGCCGACGCGGCGCTTGAGGTCATCACCCTGGAATTCCAACTGGACAGTGGACAGGTCCTTGACGTGCACGCTCAGCAGGAACACGCCGGGACTGCGCTCCATGACGTAGGCCTTGCTGCGGTCACCGCACTGCAACTCGCGCTGGTAGAAGGCCGAAACATCGGCGCGCAGTGCGGCCAGTGCGGCATCCGATGTGTCAGGGATGGTTTTGACGCCCAAGTCATGCTGCTGGGCGTTGGCCGATTGGCGCTCGAAGTGATCCACATCACCGGCACGGTCAAACAGTTCTGGGTGTTTCACGTACAGCCAGAACGAGCGATGGATATCGCTTTTGCAGGTAGCCAGTGCCGTGAGAGCCGCCCCGTCGCCGGTGGCCACCTGGAACATGGCCTGCGTCCCAGCCGAATCCCCAAGGGTGACACTGGCGCGCAGCTTGGCCGCTACCGTGTCACGCAGAGCAATGTCGGGGCAGCCGAGCAAGGCGCTAATCAAGGCCTGCGTGGTTTCGGGCTTGTCGGTCCACGAGAAATCGTCGGGCATCAGCAGCCCCTGGCCCGTTAGGAACTCACGCAAGGTGGCGTCTACGGGCAGTTCGTACAGCAAATCAATCCAGGTTTTTTTCATGTTGGCGGTCCATTCCGAGAAAGCGTCGGAGGTCTGCGGACCGTGAGGTCTGGATGCGCTGGCCAGCGACAGGTCGATAAAATGACTAAACAGGTATCGCGCACAAGTAAAGCAACGTGATACAGCTTGATTGTGTCCCGCGCATTTCCGCTTGTCAATCAGGGCGGCACACGTGGCGAGCTTTGGTGTCTCGCTGCTATACTCAAAAAGTGCAAGTATTGATCTAACAGACAGGAACATTGACATGGCTTCGGTATTCGGGGCACGCCTGCGGCGCCTGCGCGAGGCAAAGGGTTTAACCCTCCAGCAAGTTGCAGACGCGGTGGGCTGTACCAAGGCCTACATCTGGGAACTGGAAATGAAAGAAGGCCAGCGGCCCTCTGCCGAGCGGGTCCACGGCTTGGCCAAGGTGCTGGGCGTGACGATGGAAGATGTGATGGGTGAGCCTCTGCAGGATGTGCCCGAGGCCAGCCCCGAGGACGTCCAGTTCTTCCGTGAATACGCCGGTATGACCGACGAGGAGAAAGACCGTTACCGGCAATTGCTCCAGATCGCGTTTCCGGACAAGGGCAAAGGCGGAGACTGAGTCTTGAGCACGGTGCAAGCCCTCACCGGCCCCATCGCGGCCAACAACATCCACAAGTGGATGCGCGCATGGCACCAAGGGTCTGCACCTGACGCCATCGATCTGGACCTCGTGCGCCAGATGTTGCCAGACACCCCCTACGGCCATGGCGTGCGTGAAATCAAGGCGCCGATGGCACATGGCCTGGCCAACTGCGAAGGCATGCTGGCGCGCAACCCGCATGACGATGCCGAGTGGGGCATCTTCTACAACGGCAATTCACCGGCACAGCGCCAGCGGTTCACCATTGCCCATGAACTGGGGCACTTCGTCCTGCACCGCAGCCAGCGGCCCAGTTTCAGCTGCGACAAGGAAAGCGTCTATTCCGGTGCCGATCGCATGCGCGATATTGAGCGCGAAGCGGACGACTTTGCCAGCAACTTGCTGATCCCCGGCGACTTGCTGCGCGACGCGATTTCCGACCGGCGCATTGACCTGCACATCCTGAGCAACCTCGCCGAACGCTTTCAGGTTTCCTTCGAGTCCTTGTGCATTCGATTCGTCAAGTTCACGCCGCAGCGCGCAATCCTGGTCTACTGGGACAACGGCTTTGCCAAGTATGAGTGGCGCAGCAGCAGTGCCAAGAAAACAGGGGCGTGCATTCGGCGCACGGATGACCCGCAAGAACCGTTGCAGGAAACGCTGGCTGCCGACCCTGACATTGCACAGGAGTGGAACGGCATCGACATGCCCGCCGATGTGTGGTGTCCAGACGAGCATTCCGACATAACACTGACCGAGTTCAAGCACAGCTACGGCGCGCGGGACCGTGTTCTGTCGCTACTGCTGCTTGAGAGCCCCGCACCGAGATCATGGGATCAGTCGTGGCAGGACGAGGAGGTCTCGGACAGCTTCGATCAGTTTGTTTCAGCAGGCCAACACCCATTGCGGTAGAACCCAATTCTCCAAACTAACAATATGCAGACACAAATCTCTGTTCATTCAGCCCAGTCACTGTTGATTGAGATGCGTTTCAATGGGCAAGTCCTGTCAACAGGAACCGCGTTCGTTTGCCCGTCACCCGTAGGTCCGGTGCTGCTTACGAACCGGCATAACGTCACCGGCCGTGACCAGAATACGGGCAAACCACTGTCCGCGACAATGGGAACTCCGAACGAGGTTGTTATCATGCACAACCGCAACGGCATTCCCGGTCAATGGGTCCCTCGACTTGAACCACTTTACTCGGGGGATGCCCCGCGATGGGATGAACATCCAACACTTGGCCCAAAGGCCGACTTCGTGGCGCTGCGATTGACACAGCTTGTTGACGTGGAGTTGTTGCCGTATGACCCGAGCAAGCCAGGGGTGAACTTGGCGCTGACGCCCGCTGATCCGGTGAGCGTAATCGGGTTCCCATTCGGCCTAACAGCTGGTGGTGTGTTTGGAGTATGGGCGACCGGGTTCCTTGCGTCCGAACCTGCCGTGGACTTCGACAATTTGCCGGTTCAACTGATCGACTGTAGAACGCGCCCAGGGCAATCAGGTTCGCCAGTGATCGCACATCGGAATGGCGGCATGGTTGCTCTTGAGGGCGGCTCCTCGGCGGCATACAACGGCCCTGTCGCTCGATTCCTTGGCATCTATAGCGGTCGGATCAACAAGGAATCTGATATTGGAATCGTTTGGAAGGCATCGGCGATTCAGCAGCTACTGACCTCTCTCAAATAACAATCGGCGCAACGCTCAAGGCCGGGTTCTCCGACGGGCGAACTTACTATCAGGCCGCCGATACCCGCTAAAACACGTTACGCGGAGTGCCCTTCATCCCTAGCATGAGAAGCGTTTTCTACTGGAACGCAGACCATGCACAACGACGAACCAACCTCCTACGCGAACGCCGATCGGCCGCGCCATCCTCATCAAGAAATCGCTGACCTGCTCGCAGTGGCGCTACTGCGCCTGCGGGCCAAGGAATCAGCCTGTGACTTTTCGACCACTGTGGGCGCAAAAGACGCGGTTGGCCTTGGCTTTACTGGCCACCAGCGCGTCAATACGAACCCCTATCAACAAGAAGGAGTTCGCGCATGACAACACACGCAATACCACCCGACGCCGCCAGCGTGGCGGCCAGGGTCGCCCAACTGCCTCACCTGCCCATGGACAACCTCTGGGCCTTGTGGGACCAACATTTCGATGAGCGCCCGAACCACCACCACCGGACATGGCTCGAATCGCGGCTGGCCTACAAAATTCAGGAACGCGCATTCGGCGGTCTAAAGGGTTCAGTGCGCCGCAAGCTCGAGGAGATTGGCGAGACGGGCCTCCTGCCAGCCCGGCTGCGCCGCGAAGCCGATCGCCTGCTGCCCGGAACCATCCTCACCCGTGTGTATGACGATGTCGAACACCAGGTGCTGGTGCGCGGTATGCGTGATTTCGAATATCGCGGGCAGCGATTCACCAGCCTCACAGCGGTGGCCAAGGTCATTGCTGGCTGCCCATGGTCTGGCCCCGTGTTTTTTGGGCTCAAGACCAAGAAGAGGGAGGCCGCATGAGACCCAATCGCATTGCCGCTGCAGCCCCGGCGCTCGCCCCTCGCAAACGCTGCGCGATCTACACCCGTAAATCCACGGACGAGGGGCTCGACCAGGACTACAACAGCTTGGAAGCCCAACGCGATGCCGGCCTGGCCTTTGTGGCGAGTCAGCGCCATGAGGGATGGATGGCCGTGCCCGACGGCTACGACGATGGCGGCTACTCAGGTGGCAACCTGGAGCGTCCGGGACTCAAGCGCTTGATGGCAGACATCGAGGCAGGCCGCATCGACATCGTGGTCGTCTACAAGATCGATCGCCTGACGCGCAGCCTGACCGACTTCGCCAAGCTGGTCGATGTGCTCGATCGCAATGGCGTGAGTTTCGTCTCCGTCACCCAGCAGTTCAACACCACGACCTCGATGGGCCGCCTGACGCTCAACATCCTGCTGTCCTTTGCGCAATTCGAACGTGAGGTCACCGGTGAGCGCATCCGCGACAAGATCGCAGCCAGCAAGGCCAAAGGCATGTGGATGGGCGGCACGCCACCCCTCGGTTACGACGTCGTCGAGCGCAAGTTGCTGGTCAACGAGCCGGAGGCTGACCTGGTTCGCTACATATTCCGCCGCTACGCCGAGCACGGATCGGCTGCAGAACTGGTGCGTGAACTGGCGATTGAGGGGAGGACCACCAAGGCCTGGCTAACACAGAATGGCCAGTTCCGTGAGGGCCGTACTATCGACCAGCAGTACCTCTTCAAGTTACTGCGTAACCGGATCTACTTGGGCGAAATTCAACACAAGGACACCAGCTTCCCGGGTCAGCACGAGGCCATCATTGACCAGGACACTTGGGATCTTGTTCATGCCTTTGTCGACCGTCGCAAGCAAGGACCACGCGAAGGCATTACCCAGCATCCCGCGCTACTGGCGGGTCTGCTTCATGCGCCCGATGGCCAACTGATGATCCACAGCTACACGCGCAAGAAAAATGGACGGCTGTACCGCTACTACGTCCCCTACCTGCACAAGCGGCGCAACGCAGGCGCCACACTGTCTCCCGGCGTCACGGATATCGGTCCCTTGCCAGCAGCCGATATTGAGGCAGCCGTGCTGGAGCAGATCCAACAGGCGTTGCGTGCGCCGCAGTTGTTGTTGGCGACATGGCGCTCTTGTCAGAAGCATCCCAAAGGCGCTCAGCTTGAAGAAGCCCATGTGGTGGTGGCCATGCAGCGCATCGGTAAGGTGTGGGACCAGTTGTTCCCCAAGGAGCAGCAGCGGATCACGCAATTGCTGATCGAGCGGGTGCAACTCCACGATCGTGGCCTGGACATCCTTTGGCGCGAAGATGGTTGGCTGGGACTGGGCGAAGACATCGGCAGTCACCCATTGGTAAACGAAGCGAGAAGTCCAGTAGAGGAGATCTACGCATGAAATCCAGTAGCACCCTTGGCACCCATCCGGACAACCCCAAGCTGCGCAACGTGCGCATCGAGATTGGCCAGGACGCCCGCAACTATGTCACCGGCGAGCAACGCGTGACGATGGTGCCGCTCACCATTCGCCGCAAGCAAAACCGCAAGGTCATGACGCCACCACCGGGTGAACAGTCTGTCCTGGGGACGGGTGGTGAGGACATTGCCATGATCCGCACCTTGGGCAAAGCCTTCTACTGGCAGAAGCTGCTTGATGAGGGCAAGTTCGCCACCATCCGTGACCTGTCCATGTCGATGAAGGTCGAGCATGGATGGGTGGCCGAGGTGCTGCGCATGACCACCCTGGCGCCGGACATCATCGAAGCCGTTCTCGATGGCCAGCAACCTCGGCACCTCAACTTGCAGACGCTGCGAGGACGGCATGACCCGTTGCCCCGGGACTGGGAGGTGCAGCGCAGGTTGTTTGGGTTTCCGTATTGATGGTGCCGGCACAACAGTGGGCAGCAACTGGCCATCAATAGTCATCCGGTCATGCTGGGCGCATACCCGTTTTAAGCTGAACAGAGTCACTCAAGGGCGTTGGTCCGAACTGTGGCTTGGGTCGACAGCAGTCGTTCAGTGAACAGACCAGAACTAAGGGACTAGATACAAGCCTCGGAAAATCGCGTCACCCAGGACATACCGTCGTCTAGCTCAAAGAAGCAGCCTTCTACATTGAAGGCCGATAGTGAGTTCTTGTCCCCGGCAAAAATGTTTGCAATAGTGTCATCTCCCAATAGTGCGGGAGGCAGATTTAGCTCGCTAAAATCCAGTTCCCCGGATTGAAGGCCGATAGTTTTGAAATTCTCATAACCGGCGTTCGCCAATGTCTTTATGCTTTCAATCTCGGTCTCGTTAAGCGATTTGAGCAAAAACTCAGCTTCGGCTTGTGCTGCAACAGATAATTCGTCCTCTGAAGTGCCAAGTACTTTCAACGCAGTTGCAACTGCAGGGCTCACATGCTTCTCGCTCTCAAAGGCGTTCGCTGGAAGCGCGTTGCACAGGAGATAGTAGATTGTTCCGAGATCACGACATCGGAGTCCGTCTCTAATGGCTTTAGAAAACTCATGCCGAACGGGGATGTTCAGCACCTCCTCGACTGGGCAATTTTCTGCGAGTTTGTCGAATATGATCCCAGGGAAGTTCAATGCTACGCGCGTTAATCTCGAACATATTGCGAAAGCCACCAGTGCATCCTTGCATCCCATTTTGTTTGCAAGGATATGAACGCAGACGGAATATTCGGTAAAGTTTTTTGAGTAGAGAAATTGCATCGTCTTGCGATGAAGCTCTCGGTCCTCAACTATCCTGTATTCCGGATCGGTCAACTGGAGTAGACGAGAGACATTCATTATCTCTTGCGCCATGGCTGATGCTTCCAATATCGACACGGTTGATACCGGAGATCGCACCATCAATTGCTCGTCTGAATTGAGAAATTGAGAGAACAAAATGGGCCGATTTGATATTTTTCCCTTGGTTTCAAATATTCGGCCAATTGATATTCTTGATTTCCATGGCTGGCCTTCGTGGGCCTTGTACAAAACGGTATAGTAGTTCGGTAGCCTGATGCTTCGTGTATGGTTGAAAAATTCCCTGGCTTTGTAATAATTCCCCTCATCAAAATTTATGGAGCTATAGGCCTCGCTCATTGTTAGTAGATGTCGAAACCCCCATAGCGTGGAGGTGGAATCGACGAAATGGGTGTACTCGTGCACGACCAAAGGCTGTGCCTTTGCTAAGGCGGTGAATTGCTGCCCCGACATCAAATTTGGCTTGCCATCATTCCATGTGGGCCTGAATTCATTAAGTGCTGTTCTTGTGCGGTCAATATCTGCAGCGACAAGTGATTTCAAGTAGATCACCGCGGTGCTGAAATCAAATGTGCCAAGCACGTCGACTGCCGAAAGGTGATCGCGCTGAGCTACCCGTTTTTCAAATTCTGATCTGCGCATTTTTCTCTATCCCTATGATGCCAAATTCGAGGTTGTTATTCGAAATGGCGACGTGTGCAGTAGGTGCAAATCTGTATACAGCGGCGCACATAGAAGTGTAGTTGATCGGATGGCCGAACAGAACGACGGCCTGATGGCGGATACCGTAAGTACGCTCGCAGATGTCGACGGGCTCCTTTAGTTGCATCACCGACCTACGATTTGGCAACCCGGCTGTCTCTTCAGGGTCGACCAGAGACATTCACCTGAAAGATTTCAGCATCGGGACGTAGCCGATTCCCCCCAGACGGCGAGCCATGTACTCGCCGATTTGCACTCTTGACCGCATTGGCGAACTGGAAGTTTTCGCTCAGTTCGCCAATCGCTCCCTCGTAAGTTCGCCACTCGAAATCTCCAATGACACCTGTTCCTCAACAGCCTCAAAGGAGAGTCTCATGGCAGCTACGGCAAGCCCCCAAACCCGGTCGTCCTACCCGGCGATCAACACCATGGCACCCGGCGACCGCCGGGTCCTGAACGAAAACGAACTGGCCCAGCGCTGGGGTGTTAGCCCCAAGACGCTGCAACGCTGGCGCAGCGAGGGTCGTGGCCCTCGGTACCTCAAGCTCTCCAAGCGGGTCAGCTATCCGCTGGAAGCCATCCTCGACTTCGAGTACAGCGCGCTGCACGAGTCGACCGCCGAACGCGCGATGGCCTGAGGGAGATGGTTATGAACGATTTGTCTATCTTCCCCGCCGACATCGCCGAGATGTCTGTCGCACAACTGGCCAAGCTGCCAGCCCATCAAATCTACGAAGTTGACACCAACCTGGATCAGGCCATTGCCTGGCTCAAGAGTGCCCGCACAAAAGTGGATTTGGCCCTGGACCAGCGCTTCGGTATCCAAGGACGTGAAGCTTTGCGTGACACCGCCCGCGACTTTGGCACAGCCCACTTCAATGTCGATGGCTTGCATGTCAAATTCGAGCTGCCCAAGAAGGTGTCCTGGGACCAGAAAAAGCTCAAGGCCATCGCCGAGCGCATCGTGGCATCTGGCGAGTCCGTGGAGAGCTACCTCGACGTCAAGCTCGCGGTGCCCGAGTCACGATACACCAATTGGCCGCCTGCCTTGCAACAGCAGTTTGCAGATGCACGAACAGTCGAAGCGAGCAAGGCCACGTTCGAGCTCAGTCGTGACGAAGGAGGTGTGTGATGGGATTGCCAATCATCTCCGCGTCTACTCGCCTTGCAGAAAAAAGCGGCGTCAAGCTGGTGCTTCTGGGCAAGTCCGGCATCGGCAAAACCACCCAGCTCAAGACTCTGCCCGAGGACCGAACGCTGTTTGTCGACCTTGAGGCTGGTGATCTGGCTGTGCGTGACTGGCAGGGCGACACCTTGCGGCCACAAACCTGGCCAGAGTTCCGCGACCTGGTGGTGTTCCTGGCTGGCCCCAACCCGGCACTGCCCGCTGAGGCCCCGTACTCACAGGCTCACTTCGACCATGTGTGTGAGCGCTACGGTGACCCAGCCCAACTGGCCAAGTACGACACCTATTTCGTCGACAGCATCACGGTGCTGGCACGTCTGGCGCTCATCTGGGCGAAAGTCCAGCCGCAGGCCATGTCTGAGCGCACCGGCAAGCCCGACACCCGCGGGGCCTACGGCCTGCTGGGCCAGGAAATGCTCACTGCACTGACCCACCTGCAGCATGCCCGGGGCAAGCATGTCGTGTTCGTCGCCATCCTCGACGAGAAGCTCGATGACTTCAACCGCAAGGTGTTCGTGCCGCAGATCGAGGGTGCCAAGACAGCCGCTGAGCTGCCCGGCATCGTGGATGAAGTGGTGACCCTGGCCGAGATCAAGGCCGAGGACGGCACGTCTTACCGCGCCTTCATCACCCACACGCTCAACCCCTACGGCTACCCCGCCAAGGACCGCTCTGGCCAGCTGGATCTGCAGGAGCCACCCAACCTGCGTGCGCTCATCGACAAGTGCGCCACGGCCACCCAGGCGAACCAACCCCAATCTCAATTCAATCAGGAGTAACTCATGTCCGCATGGAACGATTTCAACGACGCTGAACATCAGCAATCCTTCGACCTTATCCCCAAGGGCACTGTGGCCAAGGTCCGAATGACCATCAAACCCGGTGGTTATGACGACCCCAACCAAGGCTGGATGGGCGGCTATGCCACACAGAGCTTCGACACCGGCAGCATCTTTCTGGCAGCCGAATTCGTGGTGCTCGAAGGTGAATTTGCCAAGCGCAAGCTGTGGTCCAACATCGGCCTGCAAAGCCCCAAGGGCCCGACTTGGGGCAACATGGGTCGCACCTTCGTGCGCGCTGCTTTGAACTCGGCCCGCAACGTCCGGCCCGACGACAACACCCCACAGGCCGCCGCCGCCCGCCGCATCCAGGGCTTTCATGAACTC